ACAGCTTCAATTGTACCTGAAGAATTACCGTAATTTAATTTTAATCCTGCTCCTGTAGAAAACCCTGAAATTTCTAGTTTAGCGGTTGGACTTGTTGTATTTATACCTACGTTACCATCATTATTTATTCTAACTTTTTCTGTAGTTCCTGTATAAATCAATAAACTGCCTTGGTTTACTCCTGTTCTATACGCGCCAATTTGAGCTATGCTTGTTTCAGATCCAGCATAATTATTAAAAATTATAAAACCATAATCATCATTACTTCTATTTCTAATCTGTAATGCATTTGCACCTGAATTGGACGACACCACATCTAATGGTGTACTTGGACTTGTTGTACCTATACCAACATTACCATTATCTTTGAATGTAACAAAATCTGTTGTAGCGCCTGCGCCTCTTTTGGAGAAACGAAGGTCATATCCTGTGCCATCTCCATAATAAATTCTATTTATAGCGCTATTATAGCTCAAATACATTGACCCAATAGCAAACGGTAGAGTTTCTTCACCTCCGATTTTAATTCCGCCTGCTATATCTAATCTATAACTTGGACTGCTTGTACCTATACCAACTTTACCATCACTAGCAATACGCATTCTTTCAGTATTCGTCGTTTCAAATAAAATTGCAGCGGCGTCTACAGTAGTAATATATAATCCACCTGTGCCACGATGTCCAAGACCACTATTAGCATTTGCACCAGTGTTGTAACGAATCAATCTTAAACCATAATCTGTATATGTAGCATCACCAACTAAATCTAGATAAGAATTACCATTACCACTTCTACCACTTCCAACTTCTAATCTTGCATCTGCGGTTGTAGCAGTTGTAATTAAAAATGTATCTCCAACTCTGGCTGTACCGCCTACATCTAATTTATAAGCAGGACTTGTTGAACCTATACCAACATTACCATCAGCAGCAAGTCGCATTCTTTCACCACAAACTCCTCCGGTTGTGGTGAAAAATTTCATATGACTTGGAGCGCCACTTGCAGTGGATGAACTGACTACCAAGAAAGCACTTCCTGTTAAATTATTTGGAGCACCATTCAATGGTCCCAATGTACCAATATTACCAAATGCTATAGTATTGTTACCATCAGCAGCATTAGCAACAAACACATTGCCTTTAACATCCAATTTAGTAGCAGGACTACTTGTTCCAATACCAATGTTGCTATTACTTTCAAATACAGGAGCAGTAGTATTACCAATAGTAGTACCACTAGTAAACTTCACCAAAGTGTTTGTAGTACCACTCACCGCAACACTGGCACCACTACTACCACTACTACCACTTGATCCAGAACTACCACTACTACCACTTGTTCCAGAACTACCACTTGTTCCATTTATGCCACTTGTACCGCTGGTACCGCTACTACCACTTGATCCACTTGAACCAGAACTACCACTTGTTCCACTTGTTCCATTTATACCACTTGTACCACTGGTACCACTACTACCACTTGAACCACTTGAACCAGAACTGCCTGATGTGCCACTTGATCCACTTGTTCCGTTTATGCCACTTGTACCGCTGGTACCGCTTGAACCGCTTGAACCAGAACTACCACTTGAACCACTTGAACCACTTGTTCCACTTGTTCCATTTATACCACTTGTACCACTGGTACCACTTGATCCACTTGAACCAGAACTACCGCTGGTACCACTTGAACCAGAACTGCCTGATGTGCCACTTGATCCACTTGTTCCGTTTATGCCACTTGTGCCGCTGGTACCACTACTACCACTTGAACCAGAACTACCACTTGTTCCATCTATACCACTTGTACCGCTTGATCCACTTGAACCAGAACTGCCTGATGTGCCACTTGAACCGCTTGTTCCGTTTATGCCACTTGTACCGCTGGTACCACTACTACCACTTGATCCAGAACTACCACTTGAACCACTTGTTCCACTTGTTCCATCTATACCGCTGGTACCACTTGAACCAGAACTGCCTGATGTGCCACTTGATCCACTTGTTCCATCTATACCACTTGTACCGCTTGATCCACTTGAACCAGAACTGCCTGATGTGCCACTTGAACCGCTTGTTCCGTTTATGCCACTTGTACCGCTGGTACCACTACTACCACTTGAACCAGAACTACCACTTGTTCCATCTATACCGCTGGTACCACTTGAACCAGAACTGCCTGATGTGCCACTTGATCCACTTGTTCCGTTTATGCCACTTGTACCGCTGGTACCGCTTGAACCGCTTGAACCACTTGAACCAGAACTACCACTTGTACCACTTGTTCCATCTATACCACTTGTACCGCTTGATCCACTTGAACCAGAACTGCCTGATGTGCCACTTGTACCGCTTGTTCCATCTATACCACTTGTACCACTGGTACCACTACTACCACTACTACCACTTGATCCGCTTGTTCCAGCTATACCACTTGTACCACTAGTACCGCTTAAACCGCTTGTTCCACTTAAACCATTGGTGCCGCTTGTGCCTGAAGATCCATTTGTGCCTGAAATGCCTGATGTGCCACTTGTGCCTGATAATCCACTTGTACCATTTAAACCGCTGGTACCTGATGTAGCACTTCCACCGCCGGCACCATTAAGTGCGTAACTTGCACTTATTGCGTAACTACTGGTACCATACAGTTTGAAGTTGTTGTTGATGTATATATTACCACTAATTACTCTTAAATAATCATTTCTTACGGTAAAAGACCCAGTTACGGCTGAAATGCCGAACATCTGTGGGCTGATAATATTTGGTGCATCTATTCTCATGTTTAGTATAAATAGTGACCACCCACCCAGATTTTACCATTAAATATAATTAACCTCGATTAAGTAATGGTACCAATCTTTTTAATTGTTCAATTGATTTATTATGAACGTACAATAGTTGATAGAGTACCGTTCTTGTTTGCGTCTGTTACTGTGAGAACGCATTCGCCAGACTGGCCAGTGTTTGCTATTGTAATAGTGATTCGTAATTTTGAGCTAACTATAGCAGCTGATACTGTAACGTTACCATTGATAACGTTAAACACAGTAGTAATATTATACGCACCTACGTGTCCACCATAACAAAATAAAGAATTTGCGTATCCACTACCAGCGCTACTGTATGCAGCCAATCTTACATCAATACAAGCAATTATGCTGTCACCAGGAGTGATGTCAATAATATGAGTGGTGTTAATTGAATAATTCCAACTAATGCCTTGTGTTGATCCACGGCCAGTAGTATCGTTAAACTCATAGGCATTGATACCTTTAAAGTTTGTTGCAACTGTAGTGCCTGCTGTATTAGCCGCTTCTACAGTTGTGCCTACTAATAAACTACCATTAGCTGTTATTCTAGCTTTTTGAGTCAAATTTGTACTGAATATGATTGCTATAGGAGATGCGGTTCCAATTACTAAAGAAGTTGGATGGACCGTACTAAGAGTAGTGGTACCAATATATGCTTGGCCAGCAGCAGTAACTCCGTAGTTAGTACTAGCAGCAGAACCACCGGACATACCCATTATTAACACACCATCCGTGTTTGCTTTTACCATAAATTGAGATATGTTTGTGGTAGTACTTGAATCAAGACGCATTATTGTTTGTCCAGATCCACTTATATGCAAAATTGAAGCCGGACTTGTTGTACCTATACCAACATTTCCTGTAGATTGAATACGTACAAATTCAGTGATAGTACTTGATACGGTTGCTGCTAATATCAAGTCACCTGAAGTTGCTGTGGTTGTTTGTGCATATATAGCAGCGGCTGAACTATTAGCAAATGAACCAAATATAAGTTTATTTGAATTAACAGCACCTGACACATTTGCATAAATCAAAGAATCACCATTAACTTGCAATAATCTAATTGGACTTGTTGTACCTATACCAACATTACCTGCAACGGTAATACGCATTCTTTCTGATGGGATAAAGTTAGTATTTGCCGTTAAACCACTATCTGTATAAAATCTAAGAATACCATCTCCTAAACCAATAGCGGTTGATGTAGTTTTATTACTCTGCCAAAAACTTGAGTTATTATAATATGATTCACCTGAAATATATTTGTATCCTCCAGCTTGAACTGAACCTATGTAAACACCACTTCCATCAGAGTAATCTGTAAATCTAGCATTCCAGAAAGGAGCAGGAGTCATTCCTATTGCCATAGCTCCTGTGGATGATATTTGTCCATTGAATATAGAATCGCCAACAATATGCAACTTACTAGTAGGACTTGTTGTGCCTATACCAACATTACCGGCGGTATCAATAGTCAGTCGAGCCGTACTCTGGGTAGCAAGAATTAATTTACCATACCCAGATAATGAATAAGTGTTTGCAAGAACTGTGTCAAGCGTACTACCAATAGCATTAGTACCTTGGTCACTATTTTGACGAAGAATTGTATTGTTATAACCTCTTGACCCAACAACAATTTGCCCGTCATCTGGAGATCCAGCTACACTTCTTCGGTTTTCAAACAAAGCAACAGTAGATGCGCCAGCATTGTCGTAACGCACATTTAAAGTTGCGCTAGGACTTGATGTACCTATACCAACATTACCATCACTAACAATTCTCATTTTTTCATCTGGTCCACCGCCTGCGGACGTACCAAGTTTAAATATAATATTGCTATTAGATCCTAGATTTGCTGGATTTGCATTGGATGATAATATTAAATCTGCTGTACCACTAGTATCTATGCTAGCAAAAGTATAAAAACTATTTCCAATCAATAAACCATCTTTTACTTGAAGTAATCTTGAAGAATTATACGCACCATTTACCCCTATTAAAACATTACCGCCAGATGTAATGCGCATTCTTTCATTTGATGTGGAAACAGATTCGTTTGCGGCAGTATTATTTGTGTAAAATGTTATATCTCCTCTACCATAACTGGTTGTTCTTACAAATCCAATAGATCCTTTAACTCCATATTGAGTAGATTCACCCGCAGCAAATCCAATACCTACTATATCGCCGTTATTGCCAACACCCATATTAGTTAATTGTAATTGATTAAATATTTGGGTAGTACCAGTAGTAGAGTATACTTGTAATTTAGCATCAGTACTTGTTGTACCTATACCTACATTACCGGTTGCATTCGATATTAAGTTCGTGAGTGTTGCCATATATTATATAATTAGAAAAGTCTTTTTACTCTCACCGTGGTATAACCAGCATATGCATTGTTTACATAAGAACCAATTTTTACTCTTATTTTAGTAGATTGACCAGCTGGTTTGTTAGTTACTTCACTAGAACCAGATTTGAAACATATAGAAGCACTTAATGATGTACTCAATCCACTATTATACAATGAACGTGGATCTGGATTTTCTTGTACATAATTGATATAAGTGGTTACCCTAGATCCGTTATAGCCAGTACCAATTATAATTTTACCATATAATACATCTCGATAACCTGATGATCCACCTGCATTTGGACTTCCAGCTGCAATCAATTCATACACTTCACCCGCGCCGTTGGATACATATGCATCATATATAGCAGTACTACCACTAGCACCAGTCATGCCAAATGATTTTCCAAGAAAAGAATCAGCGGATATACTACCAGTTACATCCAAGTTATAAGCTGGCGCGGTTGAACCTATACCAACATTTCCCGATGAATTTATAGTTAATCTTCTATATGCTCCACTATTTGCTTCTCCATTTGCTCCTCCTGATGTTGTCCACAAATAAAGTTTACCACCATAATCTCCATCACCAGGTGATGTTTGTTTTTCCGCTGATATTGTAGCCCATTGATATGGAGAAGTTGCATTTCCACTATAACCTATAAATTCTACTGCACCTGAATTTGTTTCAGAAGTATTTGTATTTCTTAATCTGAGATTTATAGTTCCAGGACCATAAGTACCCATTGTTGAAGATACAGCAACTTCTAGTTTAGCACTGGGACTACTTGTTCCTATACCTAAATTACCTCCGTTAAAATAACTTGCACCATTTGCTTGAATATCTACTTTGGTAGTAACATCACTTCTCATTAACAAACGTGCGTCATTGGAAGCATTTGTTGAAAGTATAAATGTATTTTTACCCGCAGTATTTGGAGAAACATATACATCTCCATTTACATCCAACTTAGCACCAGGACTACTAGTGCCTATACCAACATTACCGCTTGCTAATATACGCATTCTTTCACCACCAGCAATATAAAATAAAAGAGGTACTGATGCCGCTGTCCAAATAGAAACACTTTGATCAGGAGTGCCACCTGTGATACTCGATGTATCTCCATATGCAGTTAATGTATCTGCAGTACCTGCAGCTTTTTCAACATAAAATGAACTACCCTGATTGTTTGAAGTACCACCTTTGGTTTTAATAGTAGTATTAACACTACTAACAACATGTAAGTTTACCGCAGGACTTGTTGTACCTATACCAACATTACCATCACTAGCAATTCTTACACGTTCAGATGAATTTGTTTTAAATTGCATTGAATCATTGCTATGTTGATAAACAATTTGTCCAACTCCACCTGATGCTGTATCTCCAAAACTTATTATGTTATTGCCTGGAGTTGCATTAAATGCTTGTAAATACAAAGCAGCATCACCAGAACTTGCTGTACTTGTAACTTTTATTGCAGTTTCACTAGTGGTACTATATACATGTAATAAATTACCAGGACTTGTTGTACCTATACCAACATTACCATCATTGGCGATTCTTACTTTTTCAGAAGTTGCAAATGAAAATGCAATTGCGGGTGATACTGAACCCGCATAATCTGTATTTAATCCTACACTATTACCAGTTTCATTTGCATATATTCCTAAAGCCGGATTAATTGTAGCACCAGTTCTTCTAAAATAACCTATTGTACCATCCGATGTTCTTTGCACATCTAACTTATAACTTGGACTTGTTGTGCCTATACCAACGTTTCCAGCGCTGTTTATTGTCATCTTATAACTACCATTTGTAAACAAATACAATGGTTTAGCGCCTGGAGTACCTATTTCAAATCCATTGACATCTGTATATAAACCACCAATACGTGTACCAGCAACACCCATATCAAAATATGAGGCATTACCAGATGAAGCATTTATTTGAATTGCAGCGCTTGAACCTGATATACCCAAGATTCTGTTGTAACTTCTTGCGAAAATATCAGGCGTTGTTGTGCCTATACCAACATTACCAGTATTTGTTAATGTTAATGCATTTACAATATTTGTTGAGGTGAATGCTCCTGATGATACATTCATGAAACCAAATATTTTATATCCAGCAGCAGGAGCAAAACCTTCAAAGTATGGTTTATAAGCTTGTGTAGATTCAACTGTACCTGCTAATTCACCAGTCCAAGTTAAATTTTGACCATAAGTATACCATGGACTATTATTAGCCGAATGAAATGTGTGTTCTGATGTTCTCATTCCACCAAGAAGTCTTGTTAGTTTGAACCCAACGGTTGTTACTGAATCATTTCCTATTTGAATATTACCCTGTACTTCTAATTTCTGTGTAGGACTTGTTGTACCAATACCAACATTACCACCAGATGTAATACGAACTCTTTCTGTGGTATTTGTACTAAAAATTAAATTTGTAGCATCTGTACTTATTAAAAGAAAGTCTCTTGCACTACTTTGTATTCTGTTGTATGTACCATCCCACTGACCAAATTGCATACTACCACTTACACTACTTTGAATTCTAAATGCAGGTTGAGATGCATATATGTGTAATTCACCTGTAGGACTACTTGTGCCAATCCCCAACCCCGTGCTGTTGAGGGTCATTTTGGTGACGGTGTTAATATTGAATAGTATCGGAATGTTTGTCACGGTCGTAAGTTGCGCCTCAGTTCCGCTTGCCGTAATACCAAAAGTACGAGTACCCGCTGCTCCGATATCAATTCCACCATAACTGGTACCATTGATCTGCATCACGGTTGTACCGGCGGAATTGAACCCAATGGTTCTAGTGTAAAAACGACCAAAAATATCAGGCGTTGTTGTGCCTATACCAACATCACCATTATAACCAACTCTCATTCTAGTAGAACCAGAAGTACTTAAATCAATCACACCCAATCCACCATATATAATAGTGTTTGCGTGATTTACATTGCTTTGACCTACTAAAATATTATCACTAGCAGTTATGCCTATCAATGAAGCTTGTGCGCCTACTAATGTATATCCGTAATGATAATTACCATTTGTTATTAATGTACTTCCAACAATATGTAATTTTTGAGCAGTACTTGTTGTACCTATACCCACATTACCTGCTGATGTAATTCTTACTTTTTCACTTGCTGTACCATCTAATGATGTGTTAAATATTAAATATGAATCTTGTGTTGATGTAGTAACAGTCCACGTCTGTTCTTTTCCTAAATAAATACCACCAGCATTAATAGCATTATTTGAAGCATTTGTTCCTAAATTA